CGCCAAGGCCACCTTCGCGCCTGCGGCGGCGCCGACGAGCGGCATCACGAATTACGATCTCGACGGCGCCAAGAGCGACGGCGCGTTCGCCGATCCCGGCTTCCAGGCGGATGGGCAGAAGCGCTATCCGCTCGACAGCGCGGAGCAGATCCGCGCGGCCTGGGGCTATATCCATCACGCGCCCAACCGCGCGCCCTATACCAAGGAGCAGCTCGTCCATATCGAGGCGCGCATCGTCGCGGCGTGGAAGGCGAAGATCGATCCGGCGGGTCCACCGGCGGCCCAGAAACTCGCCAAGGGCGACGAGGCGGCGGCGATCCAGAGCCTGCACGATCACGCGGTGTCGCTGGGCGCAGCATGCCAGTGCGGCGAGGCGGGAGAGAAGCTCGCCGGCGCGGCGATGCAGAAGCTGATCGCGCGCAGCGACGCGCTCGAGGAGCGGCTGGGCGCCGCCCTGCCGCTGCTGCGCGAGGTGAAGGAGCTGGTGGAGAAGATCGCGGCGCAGCCCGCGGTGGTGCCGCCGGCGCGCTTCGTCGCCGTCGACAAGGGCGCCGATGTGGCGCGCGAGCTCGAACGCATCGCCGAGCAGCCGCCGGCCCTGACCGCGCTCGAGTTGATCAAGCGCGCGGTGCGCGAGCCGCTGCCGTTCGGCGCGCGGCTCGAGAGATAGCGCGGGACTACCCCTCAACTCTGACCCTCCCCCTCAAGGGGGGAGGGAAAACCATTCAACCCGAGAGAAAGGAGCTCGCCATGAGCGTCCTCGAACAGAGGCTCGCGTCCTTGAGCCTCGACCCCAATCTGGTGCAGCAGACGATCGCGGCGATGCGGGAGGCGGCCAAAAATCCGGTGACGGATCCGGCGCTTTCCGGCTTTGCCGGGCTCGCCAAGACCAGCACGTTCGCGCAGGCGTCCTCGCCGACCGACGGGCTCACCTATTACGACCTCGAAGCCGGCGCCAAGTTCCTGGTGCCGGTGATCACGCCGCTCAGGAACGATACGCCGCGCGTATCGGGCAAGGGCGGCATCGAGGCCGATTGGCGCGCCGTCACCGGCATCAACACCACCGGCGTGCGCGCCGGCGTGTCGCCGGGCAACCGCGGCGGCAACATCGCGGTGCAGACCAAGGACTTCACCGCGTCCTACAAGGGCATCGGCCTCGAGGCGAATATCGACTGGGAGGCCGAATACGCGGCGATGGGCTTCGACGACGTGCGCTCGATCGCCGGCACCACCTTGCTGTGGTCGCTGATGATCGCGGAAGAGCAGCTCATCCTCGGCGGCAACCGGCAGCTGCCGCTCGGCACCACGCCGACGCCGACGGTCACGGCGTCCACCACCGGCGGCGCGCTGGCGGCGGCCACATATTCGGTGATCTGCGTTGCGCTGACCCTCGACGGCTATGTCAACGGCTCGGTCGCGGGCGGCATCCAGGGCCAGATCACCCGCACCAACGCCGACAGCTCCACCGACCAGTTCGGCGGGGGTGCGGCGAAGCAATCGGCGCATCAGACGGCGACAGTGTCGTCGGGTTCGACCGGCAGCCTCGCCGTGTCGGTCGCGCCGGTCACGGGCGCCTATGGCTATGCCTGGTTCTGGGGCGCGACGGGCTCGGAGGTGCTGGGCGCGATCACGCCGTCGCCGGCATCGTCGCAGACCAACTGCAGCTCGAGCGCGGTCAACTCGCTCGTCATCACCGGCACGGCGAGCGGGACGCAGACCGCCGCCTCGCTCGGCACGGCGGACAACTCGGCCAACGCGCTGGTGTTCGACGGGCTCCTGACCCTGCCGCTGCTGACGGGCGCCAACGGCTATTTCGCGACGCAGGCGACCGGCACCGCCGGCACCGGCACGCCGCTGACCGCCGACGGCGAGGGCGGGATCGTCGAGATCGACACGGCGCTGCGCTATTTCTGGGACAATTTCCGCCTGTCGCCCGGCGAGATCTGGGTGAGCTCGCAGGAATCGCTCAACATCAGCAAGAAGATCGCGCAGGGGCCGGGCAGCGGCGCGTCCAACCTGCGCTTCGTGCGCGACGTGAAGGACGGGCTCTTGGTCGGCGCGGTGGCGGCGCGCAGCTACCTCAACCGCTTCACCATGCAGGGCCCGGCCGAGATTCCGATCCGGCTCCATCCGAGCCTGCCGGCCGGCACGATCCTGTTCAACACGCGGGTGCTGCCCTACTCGCTGTCGAACGTGCCGAACGTCAGCCAGATCCGCACCCGGCGCGACTATTTCATGATCGACTGGCCGTGGCGGTCGCGGCGCTACGAGTACGGCGTCTATGCCGACGAAGTGCTGCAGTGCTACGCGCCCTTCGCCTTGGGGCAGATCACCAACATCGCCAACGGGTGAGCGGCCGATGGTGCGGCTCAAGGCGCCGCGCGGACACTCGAGCGTCGGCTTCGCCGGCGCCGAGTTCGAGATCCGCGACGGCGAAGTCGAAGTGCCGGACGAAGCCGAGGCGGCGCTGAAGCCGCACGGCTACAAGCGCGCGGCGGCGGCAGGTGCCTCCTCTGTAACCGCCGCCGCGCGCCCCTCCAAGCGGGAGTAGCAGGCGATGGGCGCCCCGGGCGATCTGACGACGCTCGCCAACGTCAAGGCGTGGCGCTCGCCGCCGATCTCGACCGCGGCCGATGACGCGCAGATATCGCGCGTCATCACCGCGGCGAGCGGCTTCATCCTGCGCTGGCTGCAGCGCAGTCTCGTGTCGCAGAGCCATAGCGAGACGCGCAACGGCACCGGCGGACGCGAGCTGATGCTGCGCCACGCGCCGGTGACGGCGCTGGCCTCGCTCAGCATCGACGGCGTCGCGATTTCGGCGGCGCCCGATGCGGTGACGCATGGCTACGTGCTGGCCGGCGACAGCGGCATGCTCTATTTGCGCGGCTATGCCTTTTGCCGCGGCGTGCAGAACGTCGTGGCGAGCTACACCGCGGGCTACCTGGTGAGCGGCGAGGCGCAGGCGGTGCCGGCGTCGTCGCCCTACCAGCTCCCATGCAGCGCGCTGGCGCAGCTCTGGGCGGCGGATGCCGGGGTCACCTATGCCGGCGGCGGGGCGCTCACGCCGCTGGCCCAGGGCGCGACGCCGGCCGCCGCACAATACGTGCCGCCCGCGGCGCTCGACGGGTTCTACCAATTCGCCGCGGCGGATGCCGGGGCGGCGGTCGCAGTCAGCTACAGCGACACGCCGCGCGATCTCGAGCAGGCCTGCATCGAGCTGGTGCTGCTGCGCATCAACGAGCGGGCGCGCATCGGCGAGGTGGGGAAGACGCTCGCCGGCGAGGTCGTGTCGTTCGTCCAGAAGGACATGACGGCCAGCATCGCGACGGCACTGCAGCCCTATCGCCGCGTAGTGCCGATCCCGTGATCACCTTGACGCTTACGGGCGCCGACCGGGTCGACGCGCGCTGGGCTGGCTTTCCGGCGCGTATCCGGCAAGGTCTCGAGCAGGCGATCACGCAGCTCGGCGACGATCTCGCGGCGCGCGTGCAGCAAAAACTCGGCGGCGAGGTGCTGCGGCGTCGGTCGGGACGGCTGGCATCGGCGCAGCAGGCGGTGGTGACGAGCGATGGCGATGGAGTCTCGGTCGCGGTCGGGTTCGATGCGCAGGCGGTGCCCTATGGCGCGATCCAGGAATTTGGCGGCACCACGCGCGCGCATCTCATCGCGGTGAAGGCCGCCCGCGCGCTGGCGTTCAACGTCGGCGGCCGGCTGGTCTTCGCGAAGTCGGTGCAGCATCCAGGTTCGGTGCTACCGGAACGCTCGTTCCTGCGCTCGTCGCTGGCCGACATGGCGGAGGAGGGCGGCGACGCACTCGCGGCATCCGTCCAGGAGGCGGTCAGCGCATGACCCGCGAGCCGATCTACGCGGCGCTCTTCGCGCTGTTGTCGGGCGCCGCGCCCTTCGCCACGGCGAGCCGCCGCCTGCGCCACTGGAGCCTGGTCGAGCCGGCGGAGCAGCCGACGCTCTTCCAGGTGCAGAAACGCGAGACGGCGAAGGCCGCCGAAGGCTCGCCGACAGCGTGGCGGGCCGAGATCGATCTCTACGTCTATTGCCAGGCGCCCGACGACGAGACCGCGCCCGCGACGGTGCTCAATCCGCTCCTCGACGCGATCGAGGCGGCGCTGGCGCCGGCGGGGCGCGACCTTGCGAGCGGGACGCAGACGCTCGGCGGGCTCGTCAAGCACTGCTGGATCGCCGGCGCGATCGAGACCGACGAGGGCGCCTTGGGCGGCCAGGCGGTGGCGATCGTGCCGCTCGAGATCCTGGTCACGCCGTAGTCTTCTCGAGAAAGGAGTTCTCATGCTGCCTGTCTTCGGACCGGGCGCGATCTTCTTGCAGCGCACCGACATCGCCAATGGCACGCCCGTCAATATCGGCCGCGCCAACCAGTTCCAGCTCGATCAGAGTTTCTCGAAGAAAGAGCTCTACGGGCAGAACCAGTTTCCGCTGTTTATCGCCCGCGGCAACGCCAAGTTCACCGCCAAGGCCACGGCGGCGGTGATCTCGGGCATCGCGCTCAACAGCGCGTTCTTCGGGCTGACCCTGGCGGCGGGCCAGCAGGCGACGGCGCTCAGCGAAAGCGGCACGGTCGCCTCCGGCGCCTATACCGCCGGCAATCATTCGACCTTCGTGTCGGATCTGGGCGTCGTCTATGCCGCGACCGGGCTGCCGCTGACCCTGGTGACGGCGAGTCCGGCCGCGGGCCAGTACACACAATCGGCCGGGGTCTACGGCTTCAACGCCGGCGACAACGGCAAGGCGATCTTCGTCACCTATACCTACACGGTGGCGGGATCTGGGCAGCAGCTGGCGCTCACCAATCCGCTGCTCGGCGTCACGCCGACTTTCCAGCTCTGGTACTACACCAGCACCAACAGCGTGCCGCTCAACCTGCAGCTCTATAGCTGCGTCTCGGACAAGCTGTCGCTGGCGTTCAAGCTCGAGGACTTCATGATGCCCGAGCTGAGCTTCTCGTGCTTCGCCAATGCCGCCGGCAATGTTGGACTCTACAGCTTCGGCGAGGCGTCGTGATGCGCGAGCTGAAATTCGCGGGGCATGAGGGTGTACCGGTGGCGCTCGCCGGCCGCAGCTGGGTGATGGCCGATCTCGCGCCGCGCCAGTTCCGCAAGGTGATCCCGGCGGTGATCGGGCTCGCCGCGGTGCGAGCGCCCGAGGACCTCGACGAGGCCGGCATCGATCGCCTGCTCGACGCGCTCTACTTCGCGCTGACGCGGAACTACCCCGACCTGACGCGCGACGAGTTCCTCGACCTGCCGATCCGCCTCGCCGAGTTGGTCGCGGCGCTGCCGGTACTGGCCAAGGCCGCCGGCATCGAGCGGCGCGAGGACGGTGCAACGGGGGAAGCGCATGGGGCGGCGGCGGGTTCGACGGCTTCGTCGATACACTGATCTGCCAGGTGTGCCAGGCGACCGGCTGGACTTGGGACTATGTCGAGGACCAGGTCACCGTCGCCCGGCTGCGTGCGCTCTTGCGTCATTGGCGCGAGGCGCCGCCGCCCCCGATTCTGCTTCGCCTGATCGCGCAGGCGCTAGGCGTGGTGCCGCAGCGCGCGGCCACCGAGCCTGCGCGGGCAGCATGGGATGAATTGCGAGAGATTGCCGCCGATCCGCGGTCGGGCCTGGCGCTCGACGGCAAGCCGCCGGCTTGAGGATTCGGAGACGCTATGGCCGATGATCGCGTAGACGTCGTATTCGGCGCCGAGTTCTCGGAGCTCGTGTCGGCGGTGCAGCAGGTGAGGAACCTGCTCGCCGGCCTCGCGACATCGGTGAAACAGACCTCCGACTCATTCGCCGGCATTCAGGATGACGGCGCGTCGGCCTTCGACTCGCTGCTGACGCCGATCAATTTCGTCGGCGCCAGCCTCAACACGATGCTGAACGGCGTGCTGCTCGGCACGCAGACGTGGCAGCAGTCGATGGCGAAGATCTTTTCCAATCTCGCCGTGTCGTTCATCGAGAACGTCGCGCAGATGCTGTACCAGTGGCTGGTGTTTCAGGCCGCCACGGCGGCGTCCGGCGCGCTGAGCGGCGGTTTTTTCGGCTCCGGCGGCGGCGGAGTTCTCGGCGCGCTCGGCGGCTTGTTCGGTGGCGGCGCGGCGGCGGGTGGCGATGCCGGCGCGGGAATGGACCTGGGCGATCTGGCGATGTTCCAGGCCGGCACCTGGTCGGTGCCGCGCGACATGATCGCGCTCGTTCACGCCGGCGAGATGATCCTGCCGGCCGATGTGGCGGCGGTCGCGCGCGGCAATACGGGCGCGGCGCCGTTTCCGGGCGGCGGCGGCGCGGCGCCAGGGGCCGGCGTCACGCTCAATGTCAGCGTGCAGGCGATGGACGCGCAGGGCGTCGCGCAATGGGCCAACGCCAACGCCAAGACGCTGGCGACGACGATTACCCGCTACATGGGCAATAACCCCTCGGCGCGCGGCGACTAGCGATGACCTATCCGAGCTTTCCGATGCTCGCCGGGATGGAATTTCCGGTGAAGCGGTCGCCCGTCGCCTCGAGCCTGCGGCAGAAGGCGATTTCGGGACGCGAGACGTTCCAGCCGCTGTGGACCGCGCCGCTCTACAAGTACGAGGTGTCGTTCGCGCTGCTGCGCGAAGCGGCGGCGTTTGCCGAGTGGCAGGAGCTGCAGGGATTCTGGAACACGGTGATGTTCGCACCGGGCGGCATATTCCAGTTCGACGATCCCAACGACAATTTCGCGAGCGTGCAGCCGTTCGGCACCGGCGACGGATCGACAACGGCGTTCCGGCTGGTGCGCGCGCTGGGCGGCTTTTCCGAGCCGGTGTTCAACCCGACGCCGGGGCCGGCCGCGCCGTCGGTCTTGCTCGATTACGGCAACTGCACGACCTCGCCGTCCGTCACGCTCGACTACGGCAATTGCACCGCGGGGCCGTCGGGCGGCGTCGATGACGGCTATTGCTCGACCATGCAGGTCTTCGTCGGCGGTCTGCTGGCGAATTACGCGGTCGGCACGGGCGGCATCGTCACGATCGCGCCGGCGCCCGCGAGCGGCGCGCCGCTCGTCTGGAGCGGGCCCTATGCGTGGCTCTGCCGCTTCGACGAGGACACGCTCGAATTCTCCAACTTCATGTACCTCTATTGGGAGCTGAAGAAATGCGACTTCACGACGATCCGGCCGTGAGCATCCAATGACGACGACGCAACTGCAGCTGCGCCGCGACACCACGGCCAATGTCGGCGCGATCACCCCGGCCCAGGGCGAGCCTATCTACGACGCGACGCGCAAGGCGCTCGTGCTCGGCGACGGCACGACCGCGGGCGGCAATTGCGTGACGTCCTTCGTGGGAACGTGGACGCCGCAGCTCGAGTTCGGCGGCGCCAGTGCTGGCATGACCGGGACGTTCACCGGCTGGTGGATACAGGCCGGGCCGCTGGTGATCGCGGGCTTCATCATCACCCTGACCGCCAAGGGCAGCTCGACGGGAGCGGCCGTCATCACCGGCCTGCCGGTGCCGCAGAGCAGCGCCAGCGGCGGCTCGGCGACGATCAACTATCACCAGAACCTCGCCACGTCGCCGGCCTTCGAATGCTATGTCGGCGGAACCTACGGCCTGGGCAGCATCACGCTCGGCAAGTCTGGTGGAACGTCCCAGGCGAACCTCGCCGACACCGACTTCACCAACACCTCCACCATCGAGGGCGTCGCCGTCTACCAAGCGGCACAGCCGACGGGATGACGGCCCGAGGAGCGAACACGATGAGACATGTCTTGCGCGCCACGACGGCGCTGCTGATCTGTGCCGCACTGTCGGCGCTGGCGCAGCCTGCGGCAAAGAGCCCGCCCTATCCGATGGTCGGCGGCTTTGCCGCCGAGCCGGTCGTGCCGATGGTGTGGGACGCGAGCAGCAGCGCCTTCGTGCCGCAAGGATCGGGCTACGTGGCCCAGACCTTTGCCGGCACCGGGACGTTGCCGATCGCGACATCCGGCATCGGCACGGTGACGGTGCAGGCGAGCGGCAGCGGCGCCGGCGTCGCCTTCGTATTCCAGGGCTCGAACGACGGCGGCACGACGTGGCAGGCCTTGCCCGGCTTCGTGCCCGCGTCGGGCGCGGCGGTGACGAGCTTCTCCGGCAATGGAATCTGGCAGGCCAACCCCGCCGGCTTCGGCCTCTTTCGCGTCAATCTCACCGCCATCGCCAGCGGCACGGAGACCTTCACCGTCACCACCAGCACGGCCCAGGCGGTGTTCAACGGCGCCAATGTCGCGGTGACGGCGAGTGTCGCCAACGGCACACAGGTGAAGCTCCTCGACGCGGCGGGGACGAATGTCGCAACCGTGACGCCGGCCGGCGAGGTGCAGGTGGATTGCACCACGGGCTGCAATGGCTCGAACGGCTCGGTCGGCGCCACCGGCTCGGCGGCGCCGGGCTCGGCGACCTATCTCGGCGGCAGCAACGGCGGCGCGCTCCAGGGCGTCGCGGTCAACGGCTCGGGCCAGGTCGCAATCCAGGCGCTGCCGGCGGGAAGCAACAGCATCGGTACGGTCAACGCCGCGCAGAGCGGTGGCTGGACCGTGCAGCCGGGCAACACCGCCAACACGACGCCGTGGCTCGTCGTCCAGTCGCCGAACGCGCTGGGCTGCGGCGGCCAGTCGATCACCGGTACGACCTTCACGCCGATCAGCTTGACCGCGAGCGCGCAGCTCATCGCCGGTGCGTCGGGCAAGCAAACCTATATCTGCCACATCCATCTTGTGGCGGCATCGGCCGACAACATCGCGGTGGTGGAGGGGACCGGCGCGACCTGCGGCACCTCCACCGCCGGCATCTTCGGCGGCGCGACCGCCGCGACTGGGTGGAATTTCGCCGCCGATGGCGGCATCGAGCTGGGCGACGGCCGCGGCGCGGTGGGGCGCACCGCGACGGTTGCCGACAATCTCTGCATCCTCGTATCCGGCAGCGGCCAGGTGTCGGGCGTGATCGTCACGGTGCAGATGTGATGCGCGCGCTCGGACCGGTCGCGCTGCTCGCCGCGCTCGCTTTCGCGCCTTGCGCGGGTGCTGCGGCAAGCAATGTTTGCATCATCTACGGCACGCTCGATCAGCAGCCGCATGTGATCGTCGTGCTCGACGACGACGCGCAGGCGACCCTGCCCGGGGGACCCTGCACGCCGCGGGCGGGCGAGGCGGTGGCGCTGATGCCGGTCGCGACCTATGCGACGCTCGACGCGCCGGGCCTCGCGGCGGCAGCGGCGACGCTCGTCTCCCAGCAAGCGCAGCAGGTCGATCGAGTGGGGCCAGGACAATGACCTTGCGCCGAACCTTCGCCGCGCTCGCGCTCCTCGAGCTCGGCATGGCGGCGTTGTCGTCCGCTTCGGCCACCCGGCTCTACATCCTGTCCGGCGGTACCTGGACCGTGCCGAGCGATTGGGGCACCGGCACCAGCATCGAATGCGCCGGCCCCGGCGGCGATGGCGCCGGCTCGGTCCATGCCGCCAACAGTGGCGGGGGCGGCCAGGGCGGCGGCTACGGCAAGGTGACGGCTCCCGCGCATGTCGTCACCGGCGACGTGCTCACCGTGCAGATCGGTGGCCACGGCACGACCAGCGCGACATTCCTCCAAGACGACGCGGCCTCGACGATCTGCCAGGGAGATTACGGCGCGAGCGGGAGTGCCAACACTGGCGGCGCCCACACGCAAAGCAACATCGGCGCGGCAGCGACTTCCGTCGGCGGCCATGGCGGCAACGGGGCCGCGTCGTCCGGCTCGCGCAGCGGCGGCGGCGGCGGCGGCGCGGGCAGTGCGGCGGGCGCGGGCGCAGCGGGCGCTGCGGCGAACAGCAGCAGCGGCGGTCAGGGCGGCGGCGCAGCGGATAACGGCAGCGCCGGTTCGACAAACTCGGGCTCGACGGGCGGCGCGGGCGGCAACAACTCCGCCAGCGCCGATGGCGGCACAGGCGGTTCGAGCGGCAATGCCGGCGGCGCCGGCACCGCGGCCGCCAATGTCGGAGGCGCGGGCGGCGGCGGCGGCGGCGGCAACCCGCCTGGCGCGGGCGGCGCGGGCGCCGCGGGCGAAGAATGGGACGGTTCGCACGGCGGCGGCGGCGGGGGCGGCGCGAGCGGCGGCTCGGCGAGCACGACTGTCGCGAGCGGCGGCGGCGCGGGCGGGTATGGCGGCGGCGGCGGCGGCGCCGGGTCGACCAGCGCCGCCTCGGGTGCCGGTACGGGCGGCAGCGGCGCGGGCGGCGTCATCGTCGTGAGCTACACGCCTGCGAGCGGCGCGAGCTGCCCGGCGACGCGGCATCTCCTCGGCGTTGGGTGCTGAGGCGATGAAGACACCGTGGTATGAGATCGCGCCGGGCGCGACTGCGGCGCTGCTGCTGGGCGACAGCTTCGTCGATGTCGATTGCTATACGTTCAATCTCGCCGGCTCGTTTCTCGGTGTCTCGCAGCTGCTCTACAGCGCCGGCACGATCGATGTATCGGTGCCGGGCGCCTATTTCTCAGCGCAAGGGCCGCTCTTCGACGAAGCCAAGGCGAAGGCCGTTGCGCACTGGAAAACCGG